TCTGTCTTCTTTGTCCCATTTGATCGTCTGGAACTTCCGGTATGGAGCTTCACATACATGTCCTTTTTTCAGGATTTTCTTTCCAAATTCATGCATCCAGACTCCACGTTTCTGTCCTTCATCGTTGAAGTTCATGGCGTTTATGGCGCCGGAATAAAATACACTTTCCAGACCTTCGAGCATCTGCGGGCGGTGGATGTGTCCAAGAAGGACCGCATCGAATCGTGCTGTCTGCAGAGCCTCTCTCGGAATTACCGGCTCAAAATTTGAAAAGAACGATGTCTGTCCGGATTCCATATTGCAACCTGGAACTGTATAATGTGCCATCAGGATTGCAGGAACCATGTCTGCCACAATATTTGTCTGTGAGCATTGTGCTCTCAATCCCATAACCATTTCGCTTATATGATTGGTCCATGTGAGATTTTCTTCCTCTGCAGAGAGCCCTGGAAATTTTGCTCTGAACTCCTGCTTATCAAACCCAGGAATACATACAATGTCAGCGATCGGCGTACTGATAACCTGCGGCGTTGTAACAACAGCAACCTTTTTATTGTGTTCCAGCATCTTTGTAAGTACACGGAACTGTCCGGCGCCGTCATGGTTCGGTGTTCCTCTCATGACAACCACAAATTTGCTAACTTTCGACAGCTCATCAATAATCCTTGTTGCAGTCACCATTTCGTCAGAATACCTTACCGGTCCGATCTGCTCCTGATGGAACACATCACCGCTGATACAAACCAGATCCGGCTTTTCTTCTCTCGCCATTTCAACCATATATTCCAAGCATTTTACGGTATCCAGAGAACGGAGATTCACTCCGTCCTCAACTGGACCTTTGAACTGGCCAATGTGCCAGTCAGCTGTATGCAATACCTTCATTACATTTCCCTCGCTTTCTTTGTTAATTCCTCTAACTTCGGATAAAGAAGATTGAACTGCTGTTCTGACATTCCGCAGAAGTCGATTCCATCACCTGTCCACACTTCTCCGACAATCAGGATGTTTCCCATAATTGGAGATCCATGTTTGTCTGTTTCATACAGGAAACTTCCCACACCATTCATATCAAGATCGTGGTAAAGAAATTCTTCATCAACCAGCATGCTCACGCAGCTTCCCTTTACTTTTCCAACCTTGTTTGATCCTCCAAGCTCTTTGTATAACCTGTTTGGCATTACATGCTCACACAGTCTACATTTCGGACCGATAAGATCTGCAAGTGCCTCATTCTGCTCGGAATAATTACCTTCAGGGAATTCATGTACTGAAATCTCATTATCTGTTGTAATTTTTATGAGTTTCATTACTTGTTACCCCCTCTCTGGCATTTAATGCAAAGCGGGCGGCCAAACTTATTCAAAGAGTATTCATAAACTCTTTCGTTGATCTCTGCTCCGCAATCATTACAATAAAGTCCGTTTTCCTCTTGTGCAGGCTCACCACCAGCCGGCTCATCAGGGGCAACTCCATCGTGTACCGGTTCCTGATATTCTCCAGAAAAATCATCTTCCGGAATATCGCTCTGAAATGCCGGATTGTCGGCATATTCAGAAACATCAAATGTATTTTCTGTTTCAAAATCCACACGTCTTACAGGAATTTCCGGTGTGCCGAACATATTATTCACGGACTGCATTCCCTGTGTAAGCATTGCCTGACGGACATTCGGATCGGAATAATCAGGCGAAAATACAACCGTCGGAATGGCGAAATTTTTCTTGAGTTCTTCGTGAGTATATGTTCCTTTCAGTCCGAGCAAAGCACGAATAACACGGAGTTTTGCTCCGGTCATAGCCTTTTCCGCCCAGGTCTTTCTAAGCTGCGTCATATTTACAAGAACAGATCTCTCGATATATTTTTCTCTGTCACACTCGTCAATCACATATCCGTTGACTTCTTTTCCGAATTTATTCTTCAATTTCTTAAACTCGCCTTTGAAGAGTTCAGCTGCAGCTTTCGCCTGCTTTTCATCGGTAATGCCTTTCACTGCTTTATCACCGAATTCAATTCGGAACTTAGCCTCTTCATCTTCCAGACAGATCACTTTCTGGTCCGTTTCTGTTCTTGCTGTGCCGTCAGCCTTTTTCATGGCTCCCTGCGCCTGTGCCCGGTATGTATACTTATCAATTCTTTCACCATATGTTTCCTTTGGATTGAACTGAATTCCAGCAGCCATAGCGAGTTTATTAAGCATCGGTTTTGTAAGCGAAAATGCACTTACCCAGATTGTATTTCCACTCCGGTCCTTCTTTCCGCTGTCCACAGAACCGACTTTAAAAATGTCTCCGCTATTTTCTCCGAGGTCCACCGGAACTTCTTCGACATGAAATTTGTAGAAAGGGTTTAACTGAACATCCGTAGATGTCGGCAACAATAAGTTGCACTGAGAATAATGATCCATTACCTCCGGTAATGATGATAAAAATTCTTTGCTCATTGATTTTCCTCCGTATTCATTGACTTTTTTCCCACATCCATGCTAAAATACGGATGTGGGGTGTATAGGTTTTTCACCCTTGGATTCACTCGCTAAAGCGATTGTGAAATCCGAAAAAAGTTTCTGAGTTAAAGCTTCAATCACTAATTCAGCCAGATACCATGGTGTCCGTCTAACACCGTTGGCATCGCCATAACGCTGTATTATGTATTGGAGCTTTTTCGTTGCTGTACCTACAGCAAGGTGATAGTCTTCTTCATTGATTTCTCTTCCGATCATCTCCTCTATTGTCTTCTTGTCCATAACCAATCTCCTAACCATTGCAAAAACAAAAACATTCCGTATGCCACAAGTCCGGCCGCGAATACTTCTCCGCCTATAGCATCATATCCTCTCACTTCACGAAGTTTCTCTGCTATTGCTATGTAGAAAAGGATTCCGGATGCAAACGATATTGCCAACTGAGTGAGCATGATCGCCACCCATTTCAGCTTTTCTTTCACTACTCTGAGAAATCTTCTCATTGCTCTTTTTCGTGAATATTTCTTCCGAACCGGCGGATTATATAATGCAACCCGTTCCGGCCGGAGGATAACCTGCTCTGTATTATTTATCAGGTCATACAGTACAAATGGTTTCATTTTCTTTCTCCTTTACACGATTATTCTCATCTGTCCGTTGTTCTCGGCACAGATGAGGTGAGACAGATTTTCAACCGAGCGGGCAATCCGCTCCTCTCTCATCTTCTCTTCCTCTTTGCAGTCACATTTTTCTCCCGGATCCAGATAACATCCACATTCCGGACAAATATAACCATACATTCTCTTCTTCCCTCCTTTACTCAATCATGCAGCTCTCATTAAAATATTTTTTCGGGATTCTTCCATTTGGATAAGCCTTCGTAAGTTTACCGCTATCAATGCACTCCTGACGCATTTCACGGATCATGTTATACGCTTTGGACTGGCTGACATCCAGAAGCTTTACAATGTCATCAACTTTGTAGTAAGAACGGTTGGAACTATCCAATTTCTTAACAATACCAGCAGCCATGCCTTGCCCTCCTATCTAATATTTTTTTCTACCCATATCTTCAGCTCCCGAGTGATCTGAGTTACTTCGTCCAAGGTCTTGATAATGACTTCCAAATCTCCCTTTTCCTCATCGGTAATTATTCCGTCCTCTGTAATGTCCAGAAGTAAATCTTTTGCTTTAGAGATTTTTCTAAACGAAGAAAGTGCTTTTACGCTGATTCTGTCAAGATCTTCAGATTCAACTTCCGGGAAATCTTTTCCAAGCGGGCACATATATTTGCAAAAGTGAGCCTTTAGCTCTGGAGCATTATATATATCTGACATCATGAGAACTTCATCAGGAAATGGATTTTTGCTACCAAGTTCTATTCTTGCAAGTCTGCTTCGGTCAATTCCAAGCTCCTCAGATGCTCCCTCTCTGCTATTCAGACGGTCATTGAACTTTGCGGCATTGTAACGTGCCTGTGTGAAGATATTTTCTTTTGCTTTTGTTGCATACTTTGCCATTTAAGTGACCTCCGTAATAAGCTAAACTATAATCAAATAACTTTATCGGTGTAAGGAACCGTAACACGTCTATCTTCACCTATAACCTTTGCAATCTCAGGTGCATAGACTCGGCCATTAACAACGCCAGAAACATAGTTTCTGCTAAATCCAACACGCTCTGCAAGTTCGGTCACGTTAATATCATCATCAATCATGGATTTTTTTACTTCTTTGCACCATGTCGGAAGAATTCGTTTCATTTTTTCACCTCTTTCCGTTTGTTACCATTTGCTATTTACATTTGTTTAAAACTATCTTAGAATAACGGTATACGTTAATCAAAATAGAAAGGAGTATCTGCTATGAATAATCAAACTTCGTGGTTGGAGCAATTACAACGCATTGGAATGTCAGAGTTTTCGTCGGCCCACCAAGACATTCTTATGCAGTTACGAGAAAGCCGGATTCCGATAGGACCTGCTTCTCTTTCGCAAGCATCGGCCGAAGCCCTTATACGGGCTATGTCAGTAATGATTGAAGAAAATAACAAAGCCGTTCTTACAGAATTAGAACAATAACTATTCATTTTGCATTACTTCTTTTGAGCGATTGTTTTCGCTCTGTTTTTGAAAAGTGTTTTAAACATTTGGTGATTACAGTTTTATAATAGTGCATTGAAATGAACTTGTCAATAGTTTTGTGCATTATTTTGAACTTGTTCTCCCAGGAAAGGAGAAACTATTGTTTTACGAACAATTTTTGAATTTATGCGAGAAAAACGGGATAAAACCTACTGTTCTGCTTGTTCAATTAGGCATGAGCAAAGGTTCTTTATCAAACTGGAAGTCAGGAAAACTTCCTAGTGGAGATGCGCTAGTGCGTTTTTCTGAACATTTTGGAGTTTCGCTTGACTATTTAATTTACGGATCAGATCGTAACAGCAGAGTATCTAAGGAAGATCAGGAATGGCTTACGCTGATACACAAACTTCCCGAAGATGCACAACTTGAATTTAAAGGAGAACTGAAAGGTTACCTGAAATGCCTCAACCGGGACATTAGCGAAACACCGGGATTGAGAGAGGCAAAATAATACCCTTCGCGTGGTACCGAAGGGATAAATGAAAGGAGAGAAAAAATGGCTTTAATAAAATGTTCCGAATGTGGAAAAGAAATTTCAGATAAAGCATCTGTATGTCCAAATTGTGGTATGCCGTTACGTCCTGAAGAACGCGGTACTTATGAAATAACGATAACTAGAAAAAATCAATGGTTTCTAATTAACCCAGATGCAACCATAACCGTAGATAACTCAGAAAAATATAATCTTAAAAATGGCAATAGCATTAAAATTCCTTTGACGATAGGAGAGCACACCATTCTGTTTTCTTTAGGTGCAAGGAAAACCGAGGCGAAAATCAATGTTTCCGCAAACGCAAATATAGAAATGAGCATGAATAGGGTAAGCGGAGAAATTAACGTAACCGGTTGTAAAATGGATTTGAAAACAAATACTCCAAGCATTTCCGTTGGGGTAGGTGGTGGAATTTTCAAAAAATGATTACATTATATGTTTGATTTAGGTGTAATAATGAGTGATATTGGAAAAAGAATCAAGGAACTGCGTTCGGAGGCAGGCATTACCCAGTTGCAGCTGGGGAAATATGCAGGATGCACCGGCCAGGTTATCTCTAACATAGAAAGAGGGTATACGCGCCCGTCAGCAGAGGTTCTTAATAAAATAGCAGATTCCCTACATGTTCCTTCAGACTATATACTGGGAATCTCTAAATCAAAATGGATTGCATCAAATCCATATTCACTGAACCGTTGTTTGCAGGATAGAATCTCTTCTCTATTGAAAAAAGAACAAATGACAATAGAATCATTCGCTGCAGCCGCAGAACTTGACCAAGACGAAGTGTCCGAAATTGTATTCGGAGGAGTTCAACCAAATACAGACACGTTGGCCAGAATCGCCGGCACTCTTCATACAACGATAGATTATCTTATCGGGATAACCGAGCACAAAGTCTCGATAGAATCTGAAGAAGAAGAAGACATTATCCAATATTTCAGAAAAATGTCCAAAAGCGGCAAACGAATATTCATGGGAATGTTGGAGGAGGTCAAAGACAAATAGCGCTAGACAGGAGAATTTGTAATGCCAGCATATAAATATCAGTTGAAGACCGGGAAAACGAAGTGGTATGCTAACTTCTATTATGAGGACTGGATGGGCAACAAGCAGCACAAATGCAAACGTGGATTTGATACAAAAAAAGAAGCCAGCGAATACGAAAGACTGTTCTTGGATAAATATTCAAAGAACCCTACTATCTTATTCTCTTCCCTTGTCAACAACTATCTGGATGACATGAAGACCAGAATAAAACCAACAACCATAAAAACCAAAGAGTATCTTATAAGAACAAAACTTGTTCCATTTTTTGGGAAATTGCAGGTATGTAATATAGACGCAGACGACATACGAAAATGGCAAAATGCATTGATTGAATATAGGGATAAAAAGGGAAATCCATATTCGGAAACTTATCTCTATACCATAAACGCACAAATGTCTGCAATAATGAATTACGCAGTGAAATTCTATAAGCTACAGATCAACCCTTGTTTTGTTGCTGGATTCATCGGCAAAAATAAAGCAAGTGAAATGAATATATGGACACACGATCAGTTTAAACGGGCCCTGGAACACGAACAGAAACTCGCATACACGATTGCTTTCAAGATCTTGTTCTATGGTGGTCTTCGAGAGGGCGAGCTACTGGCTCTCACTCCTGATGACATACCAAGGGACGAAGCCGTGATTGACATCAACAAGAATTATGCCGTTGTAGACCGGGTGGAATACTTTCTTACTCCAAAAACAGAACGAAGTGTGCGAATAGTAACCATACCGGACACACTTCATACAGAAATTCTAAAATATATCGATAGCATAGAAGTTGATCACGATGAACGAATTTTCTATTTCGGCAAAAGCGGTCTGTCAGATGAATTTAAACGGATGAAAAAACGTGCCGGTTCCGAAGATATCCGCATTCATGATCTGAGACATAGTCATGTTGCCATGCTGATAAATATGGGAGTTGTGATTGAGGAGATTTCGAGAAGACTTGGGCATGATTCCATTAAGACAACATGGGATACCTACTCTCACTTGTATCCAGGTACCGACAAGGTACTTGCAGGAAAAATTGAAGATCTCATTAAGAAAGAAGTAGCGGAAAAGAGCATCCAAAAATACGATATTCCAGAATCAGATATGCCTGCGGTCCCTGATTCTCCTCTCGGAAAGCAGAGCCAGTCTATTCTATTTACCGCAGAAAAGAATAGCAATGTTCATATTCGGAAGAACAATCGGAACATCTTCCAGAAATACGGAATAGATGTTGATAGCGAGATTCTATTTGGGTACAAGATGATAGCCTATCTGGATTTTATCGCATTCGGAAATTCAATTATTAACATCATCACGAATTTTCATCCGGAAGAAAAGCTAAAAGATTTCATTCTGTCGATGTTCACCGAATCCATTTCGGCGTGTGAAATAGCAGATGGAAATATACAGAATCTTGACACATATATTTCGCAAACAGCCATACCAAAATACCATAAAATATATGGAATATATGCGTAATTTTAATTTTTAACATCACAGTAACATCACAGATATAAGAAATCCCCTGAAAACCCAGTATTTATGCGGGTTCCCAGGGGATACATATTATTCAAACTCAATCGTTGCCGGTGGTTTCCCCGTGCAATCATACATTACTCTATTTACATGCTTCACTTCATTTACAATTCTGCTGGTTGTTCTTCCGATGACATCCCACGGAATCTCAGCGCTTTCTGCAGTCATGAAATCTGTAGTGGTTACTGCACGCAGTGCGATGGCGTAGTCGTATGTTCTTTCATCACCCATAACACCTACGGAACGCATATTGGTCAGAGCTGCAAAGTACTGGTTTACTTCTTTGTCCAAGCCAGCTTTAGCGATTTCTTCGCGCCAGATGGCATCTGCGTCCTGTACCATCTGTACTTTTTCTGCGGTTACATCGCCGATGATACGGATACCGAGCCCAGGGCCAGGGAATGGCTGACGGAATACCAGGTAATCCGGAATGCCAAGTTCCAGACCGGCTTTTCTTACTTCGTCTTTGAACAGGTCACGCAGAGGCTCGATGATTTCTTTGAAATCTACATGCTCCGGCAGACCACCTACGTTGTGATGAGATTTGATTACGGTGGATTCTCCGCCAACACCACTTTCTACAACATCCGGATAGATAGTTCCCTGTACCAGGAAGTCCACAGCTCCGATTTTCTTTGCTTCTTCTTCAAATACACGAATGAATTCCTCACCGATAATTTTTCTCTTTGCTTCCGGTTCTTCCACGCCTTTCAGTTTCTCATAGAAACGTTCCTGTGCGTTGACCCGGATAAAGTTCAGGTTATAATTGCCGTCCGGACCGAAGACCGCCTCTACTTCATCGCCTTCGTTCTTTCTCAGAAGACCATGGTCTACGAATACACAGGTCAGCTGATCGCCAACTGCCTTGGATAACAGAACAGCTGCCACGGAAGAATCCACACCGCCGGACAGTGCACACAATACTTTACCGTCACCGACTTTTTCACGGATCGCCTTGATAGACTCTTCTACGAAAGAATCCATCTTCCAGCTGCCGGCACAACCACATACGTTAAATACGAAATTTGCCAGCATCTGTTTTCCTTCTTTTGTATGAAGAACTTCCGGATGGAACTGAGTTGCATACAGTTTCTTTTCTACATTTTCCACTGCTGCTACCGGACAGTCCGGTGTATGAGCAATGATCTTGAATCCAGGTGCTGCCTGCTCGATATAATCGTTATGACTCATCCAGCAGATGGTCTTTTCGGATACATTTTCAAATAATGCAGAAGACTGATCTACGGTTACTTCGATCTTACCATATTCACGAACCGGCGCCTTGCATACTTTTCCGCCCAGCTGGTGCATCATCAGCTGAGAACCATAGCAGATACCGAGAACCGGGATACCCAGATCATAGATTTCTTTTGCATAAGAAGGAGAATCCTCCAGGTATACACTGTTGGGACCGCCGGTGAAAATAATTCCCTTCGGCTCCATAGCTTTGATTTTTTCCAAATCGGTTTTGTAAGAATAAATTTCACAGTATACATTACACTCACGTACGCGTCGCGCAATTAACTGATTGTACTGTCCACCAAAATCGAGTACGATTACGGTTTCTCTCTTCATGAACGTCTCCTCCTGATTTTCTGATATCCATTGTTTCTGCCCGGTTTTCGCCGAAGCTTTATATTTCTCTTTATTTCTAAAGTATCCTATATTATAAAGTACCCTCTGCCTTTTGACAAGTCCCATGTTCTTTCCACCAGGCAAGCAATTTTTCTTTCTCATTCATCTCTGGCTGATCCAGTACCATCTCCAGTAGTTCCTGAAGCACAGCTCCCATCTGCGGTCCCGGTTTCATTCCGGTCGCTATCAGATCCCTGCCGGTCACTGCCAGTGTTTTCAGCGACACGCACTGGTGTTTTTCCATGATCTTATGGTAAAGCTTTTCCACAGCTTTGATCCGCTCCAGCTTCTCTTCTCTGAGATACATACTCTGTGCAAGGTTATCTGCCCGCTGCACCTTCAAAAACAGCGGAAACAGATCTTCTCCTACTTTATAGATTGCCCGCCGGACTGCTTTCTCTTCCGGGGCCGGACGATAATCGTGCCAGTAGATCAGACGAGTCACCTGTGCGATGGTATCGTTATCAAACTTCAGTCGTCGAAGAATCTTTTTCGCGATTTCTTTTCCCTCCGGTCCATGTCCTTTAAAATGATCCACACCGTTCGCATCAGTCGTCCGCATATTCGCTTTTCCGATATCGTGAAGCAGCATGGTCAGTCGCAGAATCCGGTCTTTTTCTGTCAGGCTAAGTGCTTTTAACGTATGCTCACCCACATTGTACATATGATGTGGCGTATTTTGTTGTGTTTCCATAATTGCATCAAACTCCGGCATGATGATCCGTGTAATTCCAAGATCATACACACTTCTCCATATCTCCGGACGATCCGACATCAATAGTTTCACTGTCTCTGTCTGGATCCGCTCCGCACTGATCTTTGAAAGCGTCGGTGCCAGTTCCACAATTGCCTTTTTGGTATTTTCTTCAATCTCAAATCCAAGCTGCGCTGCAAACCGTACCGCCCGAAGGATCCTCAGTGCATCCTCACCGAACCGCTGCCACGGATCTCCCACACAGCGGATGATCTTTCTTTGCAGATCATTCATCCCGCCAAATTCATCAATCAGCCCACGATCTTTGCTGTAAGCCATGGCATTGATCGTAAAATCACGGCGTTTCAGATCTTCCGTCAGATTTGAGGTAAACTGTACCTCTTTCGGATGCCTGCCATCTTCATATTCCCCGTCAATCCGGTACGTAGTCACTTCATAGCCGACACCATGTACCATGACCGTCACGGTTCCATGCTGCAGACCGGTGTCCACGGTTTTGGAAAATAGTTCTTTCACCTGATAAGGAGTGGCAGATGTGGTTATGTCCCAGTCATCCGGCGTTCTGTTCAACACCGAATCCCGGACACAGCCACCCACTGCAAATCCCTCATACCCATGTGCCTGAAGCACATCAATAATCATGTTTACTGCTGCCGGTAACTGTAACCGCATTCTATCCACTCCTTTTCTGTTTCATGCTATTCGTTCTGAACACCGATAACAGCCGAATGCCTTTATTGATGTTCCCACACTTTTTCTTTTAGTATGCTCTGCCCCAGTATACCATCTTTGTCGCCGGTTTTCCACAGCATACACAGGTATCTGCCAGATGTTCCTGGTTGAATGGGATACAACGGGAAGTTGCTGCTGTATCTTCTTTGATCTTATCCTCACATGCCTGATCGCCACACCACATAGCTTTAATAAAGCCAGGTTTTTCATTGATGGTCTTTACAAATTCTTCGTAGGTGGTTGCTGTATAGGTATGTGCATCTCTGTGTGTTCTTGCTCTCTCCAGCATATCATTCTGGATAGTGTTCAGGATCTCTGTTACTTTCTCAGCCAGTTCCGGTAATGCGACAACAATCTTTTCACCGGTATCTCTTCTTGCAACGACTGCCTGATTTGCCTCGATGTCCTTTGGTCCACACTCGATACGAACCGGAATACCACGCATCTCCTGCTCTGCAAATTTGAATCCCGGACTCTTGTCGGTAGCATCTGTTTTCACACGAATACCTGCCGCCTTCAGTGCAGCTTCCAGTTCAGCGGCTTTCTCCAGAACGCCTTCTTTTCTCTGCTGGATCGGGATGATCACTGCCTGTACCGGTGCGATTCTCGGCGGCAGTTTCAGTCCGCTATCATCACCATGTACCATGATCAGTGCTCCGATCATACGGGTTGTCATACCCCAGGATGTCTGATGTACATACTGTAATTTATTTTCTTTGTCTGTGTACTGAATGCCGAATGCCTTTGCGAATCCGTCTCCGAAGTTATGACTGGTACCGGACTGCAGGGCTTTTCCGTCATGCATCAGAGATTCGATGGTGTAAGTAGCTTCCGCACCTGCAAATTTTTCTTTGTCTGTCTTTCTTCCTTTGATAACCGGGATTGCCAGTACCTGTTCGCAGAAATCTGCATACAGGTTCAACATCTGGATGGTTCTCTCTTCTGCTTCCTCAGCAGTTGCATGTGCGGTATGTCCTTCCTGCCACAGGAATTCTCTGGAACGCAGGAATGGACGGGTTGTCTTCTCCCAACGCATAACGGAACACCACTGATTATATACTTTCGGCAGATCTCTGTGAGACTGGATCTCTTTTGCATAAAAATCACAGAACAGAGTCTCAGAAGTCGGGCGGATGCACAGACGTTCCTGCAGCGGTTCAAGTCCACCGTGTGTCACCCATGCAACTTCCGGTGCAAATCCTTCTACGTGATCTTTTTCTTTCTGCAGAAGGCTTTCCGGAATCAGCATTGGCATATACACATTTTCTACGCCTGTTTCTTTGAATCTTCGGTCAAGTTCATGCTGGATATTTTCCCAGATCGCATAACCCGCCGGTTTGATCGCCATACATCCTTTTACACTGGTGTAATCAATCAGATCTGCTTTTTTTACTACATCGGTATACCACTGTGCGAAATCCTCTTCCATGGAAGTGATCGCTTCTACCATTTTTTTGTCTTTTGCCATCTTTATTTCCTCCATTTTTGTTCTCACGTACTCTCGGAATCTTTCTGTGCTTGATTTTGCGAGATGATTTTTTGTCAGTTGTATCCGAGAGTACATTTCTCTATCTCCAGGGGATTCCAGATCAAAATAAGCACCTGATCCCCAAAAAGGGACCAGATGCTTATCCGGCGGTACCACCCTAATTAACAGCCCGAAGACTGCTCACTTTCTTTCACTCTTTTTTAACGCCAAAGTCGCGGTCTGCTTACTCACAGACAGCTCCGGGGTCGGTTCCACACACTCCGCACAGAAATCTTCCACCTCTGATTTCCTCTCTGTTGATTGTCACCTGTGTACTATTCCCTTCATCGCCTTTTTTATTTTATTGCTGATAGGATTTTATCGGAAACTCCCTGATTTGTCAAGGGGTTGCTATCCGACTCCCTCTTATTTTGTTCCGAAGATTCTGTCTCCTGCATCGCCAAGACCCGGTACGATATAGCCGTGATCATTCAGATGATCATCCAGTGCACCGATATAGATATCCACATCCGGGTGTACTTCCTGCAGTTTCTTTACACCTTCCGGTGCTGCAATGATACACATAAAGCGGATATTTTTTACACCTTTCTGTTTCAGCATGGTAATTGCTGCTTCTGCGGATCCACCGGTTGCCAGCATCGGATCAACAACGAAAATGTCACGCTCGGAACTGTCTGCCGGAAGTTTGCAGTAATATTCTACCGGTACCAGAGTTTCCGGATCACGGTACAGACCGATATGTCCTACTTTTGCAGCCGGAATCATTGCCAGCATACCTTCTACCATTCCCAGGCCTGCACGGAGAATCGGTACTACAGCCAGTTTCTTTCCTGCCAGTTCTTTCGCAGTCATCTTTGTGATTGGGGTTTCAATTTCCACCTCTTCCAGCTTCAGATCTCTGGTCGCTTCGTAGCACATCAGCATCGCGATCTCACCGATCATCTCTCTGAATTCCTTGCTACTTGTCTCTGTTCTTCTGATAATTCCGATTTTATGTTGAATCAACGGGTGATCCATAACTACTACTTTTGACATTTGAGATCGGAAGAGCGTCGTGTAGGGAAAGAG